TATGTCGACGACTCCGACGATCTCGGCGAGGGTGTTACTCTCTCGATGTCGCCGCTCAACGACGCAGGGATCGCCAACCCCTTGGCCGGGGTTCTCTGGTACGACCAAGACGAGTACGCCGATGCGGCCCAAGGCGGCCCGAACTCGTCTCCCACCTTCGACACCAGTCTGGCAAATGAACTTGTCCAACAGGTCTTTGCTGTGCTGCTGTTGAACGATGCTTATTAGGAGGCTACGACAATGCGTAAACTAGTCTATGCCATGATGGAAATTAGGAAGGGGCAGTTGACAGATCGTCAGGCCCCCAGTGCTCGGATCGCTGAGGTCGATGACAAGTTCCGATTCCTCGATCGAGAACTCTCTGGGATCAAAGCGACCGGGACTCAAGAGGCGCTTAGAGAGGTAATGGTCTCGGCTGACTTTACCTATGCTATCCAAGAGTTCGTGCAACGCAAGTCGTTGCCCGGCTACGAGAGGATGCGCTTCAATTTTGAGCCGTTGGTGTACAACGACACTCTCCCAAATTACCTGCTTGTGTCTCGCTATCAGAACCGGGCCGGGGTCGATGACCTAGAGTTCGTCGGCGAAAAAGCCGAACCTGCCGCTGGCTCTGTCGACGACGCGATCAAAAGACAATGGCAGGTGTTCCGTTGGGAAAAGCAATTTGAGTTCAGCCATGAAGCGCTCATAAACGACGACATTGGGTATTTTGAGGACGTCGCCACAAAGATGGGAGAGGCCGCCCGTCGAACTCTCGAAAAGTATGTCTCCCGGATGTACAACAACGCGACCTCGATCGCCCGACTCGTCGCTCTCGGGGCTTTGTTCTCGACGACTGGCCGACTCACCTCGGCTCGTATCTCGACGGCTCGCATGGCCTTTGGTCAACGTGTCGACACTCGGGGCGAACCCATCGAAGCCGAGTTGATGTATATCGTTTACCACCGGGGCCTAGAGGACACCGTCCGAACGATCCAAGCATCTCAACTCGTCCCCGAACTAGCCACAAATGCGGCGAACGTCGTCCAGACTGGCTGGACTGGCATCAAAGACCCCTACATCGCCGGGGCAGCGCCCAACCTCCCCTGGTTTGCCTTTGCCAGTCCGAACCAAATCAAGACCTTGGTTCTCGCCCGTCTACAAGGACGGCCCGGCCCCGTCATCTACCGCAAACGATCTGACATTGAGGCTGTCACCTCGATGCTCGGCGCGGGGACTCCAGTCGACCCAATCCTCGGGGACTTTGCGACGGGTAACATCGTCCTCAAAGTCGCCGACACGTTCGGGACTTATATTGACGGGACAGAGGGCAACCTCGTCGACACGAACGGCGCATACTACTCAAGTGGAACCGCGCCATAGTCTTTTCGATCTTGGGAGGGATCATGAGTAAGCAAAACGTGACAAAACAGACAGAACCGGGTCAAGCCGATGAGCAAGGTTTGATCGCCGAGCTAATGAGTCAAGTCTCACAACTCCGGTCGGCGTTGGAGGGCTTGGGTGTGTCGTTTCCGGGGCGTGCCGAACCCGATCGAGGTCGTGCATACGTCGAGTTCGGCAGCCCCGAGCACGCGATCTTTTTGGGCCTGATCGTTCTCGATGAAAAGGACGACCCTTTGCCGGGCCGTATCTTATACACTAGCCCCAAGACTGGGACCAGGTATCATCTTGAGGATCAGGTTACGCCTTTTATGCACTACCCCGACCCGACTCAAGTCGCCGCTCTAGTGTTAGAACAAAAGGCGACAGAGTTCGAGGCTGGCCCACCCGAGGTTCCCGCGACTGCCTTGCCCATGTGGCGACCCGGTCCTGGCTATCCTTAACAGGAGGTGACAAGTGCTCAACTTGCCTCAGCTAAAATTGCCCCCCTGGTTTGGGGCGCAGATGGGTGTCCCCGGCAGTGACACCCCGCTAGGATTCAGAACTGCCTCGCAAGGTCTGGTTTACTATGTCGACCCCAGTCATGGGGATGCTTCAGACAACAACGACGGCACAGACCCCAACCAGCCCAAGTCGACGATCCAGTCGGCGATTGACGCAAGCAACGCAACGATCGACTGGACGGCCACCCCACCCTACACCGGGATGAACTGGATTATTATCGCCCCTGGCTCGTATGCTGAGAACCTGACCCCGCCTTATTATTGCCGTATGATCGGGCGGGGAATGGCGACCGGGAACACGACCGACATCTGCGTCGACATCCACCCTGCTGCCGGGTCGCCTCTGGCCGGGACGGGTCTCGGGCTACACTGTTACAATATTCGCTTCACTTGTGACACCGCCGTCCCCGTCATCGACTTTGGCGTCATGAACTCTTGTATATTCGAGAGATGCGCTATCACGGACGGCAACCCTGGTCTTGCGACCGTGGGGATCGACACGACCGATGCGAACTCGTCTTGGATCATCCAATCGCTTTTCAAGGGCAACACTAACCCGTTGACGATCGGGATCAGATCGACCGGCGACTTTTACTCTTGTCGAGTCATCGGCAACGAGATTTGCGCCGTGACGACTGGGATCGACTTGTCGGGCGCTGCTCTCTGTGGAAATGCCGTTGCCTACGGTAATCTAATATGGGGCGGGGGCGGGGTTCTCTTGGCGACTGGAATCCTCGACAATGTCGTCGGCGATCTCTTGTGCGTCAACAACTTTATCACCGCCACCGACGCTATCAACCATCTTGACCCAGCAATGACCATCGCCAACCACGTCATCGACGCCGGGGTCGGGGCCGTTGAACTCGCCGGGACAAGCTAGGGGGTGAACGATGCCAAGTGCTGATGTTAGATGGCCCACCCCCTTGACTCGTCTCAACCCCTGGTTCCCTGGTCAGATGGGAGTCGAGGGAGGTTGGACCGAGACGGGCTTGCGCCAACATTGCACCGGGGCGATCTTTTATGTCGACCCGAACTTCCCCGGCGTGTCCGATCAGAGAGATGGCACAGACCCGACCGATCCTCTTGCGACGATTGCCGCCGCTCTGACAAAGTGCCAAGCCTATCGGGGCGACACTATCGCGGTCATGGCTAACAACGGGTGGTACTACGGGAACCCTGCTGACGGCTACACGACAGTCATCGCCGAGGAGGTCACAGTCAACGTACCCGGTGTGAGGATCGTCGGCGTGTCTCCCTCTGGCTCTCTTGGCCCGCTGTGGACCCCGGCCAGCAATGGCGGGGTTTGTTTGACAGTCTCGGCTATAGACGTTCTCGTCGAAGGGTTCGTCTTTACCGAAGGCGACTATACCGGCTGTGACGGGATATACTGCGAGTGGGACGGGGCGACGTTGTTCGGCGAGAACCTGACCATTCGGAATTGCTATTTTGACGACACGGTCGATATAGCTATCCAACTTGAATATTCTTGGTACTGTCGTATCCTCAACAACGTTTTTATGCAATGCGATGCTCATGGGATATACGTCGACCCGGCAGGATCGGGGATCGCTTTCTCCGAGATCATTGGGAACAAGTTTCATGACTGTGACGTCGCTATGGCCCTACGACAAGCCGACGACTGTCAGATCATGGGCAACTTGATTTATAACCGTAACGCTCAGGCCGGGGCCGCCGCCACCAACGAGGGGATCGACACGACGGGCGGATCGAGAAACATGATCGCTAACAACTGGTTTAGTTGTCTCTTGCCCGTCCCGGCAGTCGGCGACTGGAACGATCTCAACACCGCCGCCGCAACCGACGCCTGGGTCGGCAATCATTGTCTTGACGGCCTGGCCGTCACTAACCCGACATAGGAGGTCGACTCGATGATAAGTAAGCGAGATCAAAAGATCGCCGACCGACACGCTAGAGTTGCAACACGTCGATTGCATCAAGTCGATCCTGTCGAGTCGTTTATGTTCCTGCCCGGTGTCAATCGAGAGATCGCCGACGCGATGGTCAACGCCGGGCTGATCTCTCTCGATGACGTTCGGGTCGCCTCCGATGACTTGCTGCTCTCGATCTCTGGGATCGGCCCGGCGACCCTGATAAAGATCAGGGAGTCGACTCAATGACTTGTACCTCTCGGTATGCCGAGGCGTGGCAATATGCGTCGTTTTGGTGTGTCGGTTCTGTTATCACTGGGGCCGACGACTCGGGCGGGGCGGGCAACCCGTCTCTCTCTGACCAGGACGTCGACTTTGTAAACCGAGGGGTTAGGGCTGACGTCGGGATGGTTCTTTACAACGTCACTCAAGGCACAAACGGCCCAGTGACAAACGTCGGGTTCCACGACCTCACAGCAACGGGGGTGACTTGGGACGACGGCGACGTCTATCGAATTGTCCCGATTACAGCGATCGAGATCGCTACGATCGAGGTATATCTCGATCAGGCCGCGACCGACATCCACGCCTCCCTCGCCTCTGTCGGGGCTTGTGACTGTGCCCTCTCTGACTGGGGCGCAAACTACCTAGCCCGAGTTAACATCGTTGGGGCGGGGGCCTTCCACTCTTGCCCTTGCGCTGCCCCCGGTCAGAGAATGACAGTCGAGGAACGCAAGATGTGGTTGG